ACCAGCAGCCCTTTGTAATCTAATTTTTTCTTTAAGCCAATCAATGGTTAATTGTTTTTGTTCTTCAATATAATCTTTCTCTGACTTTAAACCATCATTAAATTGCTTGGCATTAATTCCTTGCAATACTGTATATAATTGCTCCCTTAATTGCAATAAACCCAAATTGGCTTCTTGAATTGCCGTTTGTTTGTCTTCTTCTGCTTTTACTAAAGCATCCGTATCTTTATCTCTGGCAGTTTTAATTCTTTTTTCTGCCTCTTCAGCAATCTTTAATCTGTCTAATTCTAATTGTCTAAATAATAATGTTGCTTCATTTGAACCTAAATTTTGAGCATTAATTTGCTGTAAGATGCCTTGTTCTTTAATTTTTAGAATATCTTCTTCCGCAGCATTAATTATTTTGGCTCTATCTAATTCTGTATTCGCGGTTGTTAATAATCTTTGTTTATTTATTTCAACTTCTTGTATTAATAAATTTTGTTTATTATTAATTGATTGCTTTATTCCTTTAATTACTTTAGCATTTGCTGAAGTAAAGTTATTTTCATCTTCTGAATCAGCTCCAATTACGGGGTCTGTTTGTTGGGTAATTTTTTTTATTTCATCAGCGTATTTAGCAGAAGCGACATTTAAGTCGTTAATTTCGTTTTTAAGACTGTTGACTTTTATTGCAATATCGCCTTGCAATTTACCAAAAGCAATATATTGACTTGGGTTTAATTCTTCTTGATTTTTTTTCTGTATATTAGTTAAGGCTTTTTGAGATTTGGCTAATTCATCTTGTTTAGATAATACCTTAATTGAATTTTCCTCTATTCTTTGCTGCAATGCCTTAGCCTTGGCATTGGCCAATATGGCAGATGTAAGCTTGTTGGTTTCAATACGAACTTGCCCACTTAATATTTTTTCGTCATTTAAATTTTGAAAGTAAGCCGGGAATATATCTTGCAGTTTTTTAAGTGCAGATTTTCTGGTATCTAAGGCAAGCGATACATCATTTATTTGCGCAATTAATAATTTGACCTTAGCTATTTCAGTTCCTCCAAATTTAGCATATGATTCGTTGAATTTCTTTTGAGCCTCTTCTGCCGCATTTGATGCTTCTGCCGCATCCATTAACTTGCCTATCAGCGTAGATATGGCCACAATAGCAAGTCCTATTCCAAGGCTTGATAAAATGCTTTTTAATGCAGTGCCAGCAGCTGTAGTTCCAATAAACGCTGCGCGTAAACCAGCTTGCGCCTTAGCGCTTACTTTAGCAAATACAGCATTTTCTCTTAATCGTAAATTCTGTACAGCAATCACAGCGTTAACACCAGCCATTGCAATACTTACAACTTTAAGTAGTGGCTTTAATGTATCGCTATTGTCGCCTAACAATAATAACGCTTGACTTGCTGCATTTACTGCTCTACTTGTGGCTTCCATAGCCGAACTATTATCTTCGGCAGCCAATCTGCTATCTGCAAGTGCTTTCTTTTGGTCACGAGCAGTAATATTGTATTTCGCTAAATCTTGTTGTGCTTCAAATAATGTTTTTCTAACCCTTCCTATTGCTCTTGCAGTTTTATTATATTCTTCAGTACCTTCTTTTTGTTTTTTTTGCTCTATTAATAATAGTTTTAACTGCTCTTTTAGCTGTAATATGTTATCACGCGTAAGAGAAATGTTTTCTGACAGATTATTAATGTTATTCCTAATTTGACCAGAAAATGCAGATGTTAATGCACCTTCCATTTCCTTGGCTGAAGCATTAACTTGTTTGGCAGCACCTTGAGTGACACCAACAACGTCTTTCATCCCTTTAAAGTAGGATGCTAACTTGGCTTTGACTACTACAAATAAATCACCTAACATCTTTATATATATTAATTAGCATACATGATTAAATAGTCTTGAGACACCATTGTAGCCCCTTGAACCCCAAAAGTATCATCAATGATTATCTGCTCATCATCAAATGCTATATTTTGGACTAATACGTCATTATATGTTCGAGGAACTATAGCAGACATATATAATCTTACTTTTTCTGCCAAATCAAATGCTTCTGTAGGGGTATTACCTACGCAATCAATTTGTATGCGTGATATATCCGATTTGCTATATCCGCTTGACGTGTCATTACCAACGCGACTAATTTGAGTTAATACTACAGCCGGTACATTTGTCCCTTCTAATATTCGGGTAGGATAAACATCAACATCAAGTCCAGAATATAGAGCATTTAATGCTGGTGTTAAACATGATAAACCTTCCAATATACCTCCATCTGCCGCAACTCTTACTATATAATCATTATATATATATGAACCATAGTTCGGATTGGTAAGTATTCCATAAATGGCCTTAATTGCCTTCATGGTCGCAATTTATCAAATATATGCTTATACTTAGTTACAATTTCAACTATATTTAACTCTGGCTTCTCCCAATCAAATTTAATCAAGTCTTTAGGTTTAATGGCTTTACCTTTCTTAGCGTGTGGAGAAAGTATAATAGTAGCAAGCCATCGAGTGCGCTCCCAGTCATTTCTAAACTCTTGAGTTTGCGCTTCTCTAATGCCTTCTAATTTTATCCTAAAATATTCGGGTTGGTACATAGCCATATCGTCGGGCGTAAAACCCAATTGTCCATATGCAATACGTTTAATTTGAAGCCACGTTAATGGCTTGGAAGCCTCTACTTGTTTTTCTTGGCTTCCTTCTGTTGAAAAAAACCGGTAACGCTCTCCGTAAACGCTGTAAGAGCTGGTTGCAAATCTTCAAAACTTTCTATTGCCTCAGCAATTTCTTCGCTTGAATGAAATGGACTTTTTTTACCAATCTTCTTCATCCCTGATGCAATGCCATAAAATGCGCAATCACGAGCAAATTTCATTGACTCAGATACGTTTTGAGTTCCTTGCAATGCTTCGAAATCAACCATTTTATTGGCCGCCATAACTTGCTCAAGCGTGAGCATACTAAAAAATAATGGGTACGTTTGGTTATTTATTACTATTTCCATTTGGCAAATATAAACAAAAAGCCCGATATAAAAATACCGGGCAATTTACATGGAAAACCAAAAGCAAGTAAGAATTACACAGTACCTACAGTAAGTGTACCTGATCCTTGCAAAGATAGGGAAAAAGTAGCTACATCGTTTACTGGTGCATTCCAAGAAAAAGATGTAATAACTGCTGATCCAGATAATTTTAAATCTCCAGTTTCTTCTGATGACATTACAACAGTGATTAAATCACCAGCAATAGCATCATCTAAAAGTTCTTTTGCAGAAAAATTAGTAGTGCTACCATCTTCCTCAAAAATACCTTCAGCATTCATAGTCCATCCGCTAAGACCAACTAAAAATTCTTTGTAATTACCACCATCTTTGTTGGTGGCATCAATGGTGTCTTTGCTTAACTCAAAATCAGTAGATGTTAAGTTAGCAATTTTTACTGGTGAGCCAGATACTTCTTTAAAAAGAGCTATCAGCGTACCATTAACTAATCCTGGTGTTGCCATAATTATTGTTTATTAAGTTTATTTAGTACAATTTTAGATATTTCGTTTTTTATATTTGTTACAATTTGATTACGCATACTATCGACTGTTGGTCTAAACCAAGGGCCGGGTTGTAACTTACCACGATATTGTTTTTTCTTTGTGTATCTGTCTACAGTACCATACTCAAATGCATATGCCAAATTGCTTTTTGCTCCTTCTGTATAACGCAATCCAACCATTATGGATTTGGGATATTTTGTTGGTTTACTAATAATACCTATATCCTTTCTTATAATTTTCATTGGCGCTCTAAGTTTCAATTCGTCGATTAATGGAGATGCTGCAATTTCTAAAGCATGACGAATTTCAGCAGGGCTAATAGCAGCTCTATTTAATCGCCTAAGCAGATTTCTTAATTCGATATCACTAATTGCTTTGGTCACAATTCAATATTAAATACTCGTTTCGGCCCAACGTCTGAATAGATACAATCTTAAATTTGTCGCCATCATGGCGAATCTCATTAAATACAGATATTAATGGATCAAAACGAACAGTGATATTACAAGATTGTTTGTGTTGCAATTGGTTAGCATCAACTTGCTCTCTACCAACCTTATACTCAATACGCGCCCAAACATCTTTGTATTTAGCCCATGACTTTACCTTTTCGCCATATGAGTTTGTTTCTGTAGTGTAATTCCACAGTTCTATAAGCGTGTCAAATCGGCCTGCATTCATTATGCGAACGTGCTTAATTTATATTTATCCAGTAAAAACTCTGTGCCTTTAGGCATTTCCATTACGCTTGCACCAACAATTATATTTTGGCGATTATCGTAATATTGAGCAACCAAAAACAAACAAGCAATCTTTAATGATGCGCTGAAATCAGCAGGAACAAATCCCTCAGTTACAGTTGCTATATATTTTGTTTCGGCATCCGTCAATGAAGTTGGAAGGCTATTTAAATACACATCCAATCCAAAATCAGACAATTGCAATGGCTCGGTGATATAATCAGTAAAAGGTTGCAATGTATTGTCTTGATCAGAATACTGCAACAAATCTAAACTGATAACTTTTGCAGGAATACGCAGATAATTACCCATAAGCAATGGCGCA